CAGGATGTTGCTGACCGTAAACCTCTGATGTTTGTTCTGGACTCTCTGGGTATGCTCTCTACCGAGAAGGAGATTGCAGACGTTGCTGCTGACAAGCAGGTTCGTGACATGACCAAGAGTCAACTCATCAAAGGTGCATTCCGTGTGCTCACTCTGAAACTGGGCAAGGCAAATGTTCCCATGCTGGTTACCAATCATACCTATGATGTCATTGGTGCTTACATGCCTACGAAAGAAATGGGTGGAGGTAGTGGTCTGAAGTATGCATCTTCTACCATCATCTATCTGTCTAAGAAGAAGGAGAAAGAAGGTACTGAGATTGTAGGTAATATTATTAAGTGTAAGGCACATAAGTCCCGTCTCACTAAGGAGAACTCTCAAGTTGAAACTCGTCTTTATTACGACCGTGGACTGGACCGCTATTACGGACTACTGGAATTGGGTGAGAAATACGGAGTATTCACCAAGCGGGGGAATCGCATCGTTGTTGGTGAATCTGCTATTTATCCTAAGTCTATTCTTGCTGATCCCGAGAAATACTTCACCGAAGAAGTAATGGCACAACTGGAAGAGGCAGCGGCACAGGAGTTCCGTTATGGCAACTAAATTAAGAGATTATATTCGACTGTATGATGGACTGGTTACTGAAGATTTTTGTCAAAAAGTTATCACCACTTTTCATGAATCCGACAGCGAGTATATTGATAGAGAGCAGCGACCTTCCTTCACGGAAATGAATGTCTCCAAAAGATATTTGGAAAAAGACCAGAAGTGGATGGGTATTCAAAAAAAGTTAAACGATGTTTTTGTTGATGTTGTTGACCTTTATATGAAAGACCTTGATGTTGGGAGTGATTTTCCTGCTCGATATGCATTTGAAGAGTTTCGTCTTAAACTGTATAACAACAATGGGCATGACCAGTTTAAAGACCATGTTGATGTTGGGGATTACAATTCTGCTCGTAGATTTTTGGTATTGTTTTTATATCTCAATGATGTAAACCAGGGTGGAGAAACAAATTTTCCTAGATTAAACTACCAAGTCATGCCTAAGTGTGGTAGAATATCTGTGTTCCCTGCTACGTGGCAGTGGAGACATGCTGGATTACCACCAGTATCAAATAAAAAGTACATCGTCGGCACTTACTTACACTACGTATGAATCTCGAAGTTACTATTCTCGGCAATCTTGTATATAACGAGAAGTATGCAAGAAAGGTTCTTCCTTTTTTGAAGTCTGATTATTTTACTGCAAGAGAATATAAAGTAATCTTCTTAGAGATTCATGAGTATATTAGTCAGTATGATGCAATGCCTTCGCTCAATGCTATTGGTATTGAGTGTCAGGAAAGAACTGACCTTACTGAAGAACAATTCAAAGATATTATAGAGGTACTCAATGTCCTTTCCAATGATACCGCAGACTTTGACTGGCTCGTTGATACTACGGAAAAGTGGTGCCAAGAGCGTGCGATATACATATCTCTTATGGAATCTGTCAAGATTGCTGACGGGCAGGATTCCAAACGCGATAAAGGTGCCATTCCGTCAATTCTTTCTGAAGCACTCGGAGTCTCGTTTGACCAACACGTAGGACACGATTATGTCTCGGATGCAGAAGCACGCTATGATTTCTATCATCGCAAAGAAGATAAAATCCCGTTTGACCTTTCGTTCTTCAATAAGATTACGAAGGGCGGTCTCCCTAACAAAACTCTCAATATCGCACTCGCTGGTACTGGCGTCGGCAAGTCTTTGTTTATGTGCCACTGTGCCGCTGCGACGCTTCTTCAGGGTAAGAACGTCCTTTATATCACGATGGAAATGGCGGAGGAGAAAATCGCTGAACGTATTGACGCAAATCTTCTCAACGTCCCGATCCAACAACTAGGTGATTTGCCTAAGTTGATGTTTGACAAAAAGATTGCGAACCTTTCTAAGAAGACTCAAGGTAAGCTAATTATTAAAGAGTACCCAACTGCCTCTGCTCATGTCGGACATTTTAAGTCTCTTATTAGCGACCTTGCTCTTAAGCGGTCTATTCGACCCGATATTATCTTCGTGGATTACCTTAATATCTGTGCTTCCCAAAGATATAAAGGCAGCATTGTCAACTCCTATACCTATGTCAAGGCAATCGCAGAAGAACTTCGGGGTCTTGCTGTGGAGTGTAACGTTCCTATTATCAGTGCTACGCAGACCACTCGTGCAGGTTACGGTAGCACTGACGTTGACCTTACTGACACTTCTGAATCCTTTGGTCTCCCTGCTACTGCTGATCTTATGTTTGCCCTTATTAGCACGGAGGAGCTTGAGGGCATGAATCAGATTATGGTCAAACAACTTAAGAACAGGTACAATGATATTGCTTCCAACAAAAGATTCTGTGTAGGTATTGACAGAGCGAAGATGAGGTTGTATGATGTAGAGGAGTCTGCTCAAGAAGACTTGGTTGACTCTGGTCAAGGTTCTCAAGAACAGCAGATTGATTTAGTTAAAAAGTTCACTGCAAAGAAAACATTCCAAGATTTGAAGTATGATTGATTTTATTAAGTATGCCCAATTCGTCAATGAGGTTACGTCGCAAGAGAGCAAGCATAATGATGTTTTCTTTGAACGACTTGCTTACCTCAAAGAGAAAAACTTTCCTTCCGAGCGACTGCTTACTGCTGCTGTAGGTCTCTGTGCCGAGTCTGGTGAATTCACTGAAGTCGTGAAGAAGATTATTTTCCAAGGTAAAGAACCGACCGAAGATAACCTGTTTCACCTGAAGCGTGAGATGGGTGACATCATGTGGTATTTCATGCAAGCATGTATGGCACTAGATGTTTCTCCTGAAGAAATCATTGAGATGAATGTAGACAAACTCAAGTCTCGTTATCCTGGTGGAGAGTTTGATGTCCACTATTCTGAAAATCGCAAAGTAGGTGATGTCTGAAAAAGAAAAAGAGATTATGATTCAAATCCAACTGGAGAATATCTGCCAGTTGGTTGATGGTAAGATGTATCACAAATCTATCCTCAATTCACGAGGAGAAAGAACAGAACAGATTGTCATTGAATATAGTTCTGATGTATAGTCTCTGGATACATCTAGTAGCATTCTTCCAGGTGGTTGTGTTGAACTGTGTTCAGCCTGCCAACTGGAAGTATTGCTATAGGGTGGACCAATGGTTAATCCCTGATGTTGTTGAAGGGTATCAGATATGGTCAGGACAGAAAAAAGTCTACCAGAATGAAAAGGATTATCTAAATAGTCTGGACGACCCTATAGAGTAGAATGCCAATCACACAATCTACTGCTCAACTCAGAACTGGTAGTAATGATATTCAAAAATATATTCCTGCTATTGTAGAACTTTTTGAAGGCACATTTAAAATTGGTGTTGCACCAAATACTGTATCTTCTGATGATACTGAAGCACTAGAAAGATTTTTGACATTTGCAAGAGCTAACAATAAAAGACAAGCAGTGTTGGTTGAGTTCAAAGCAAATAATGATAAGATGTATACTTTTGGTCAGATACTGAAACCAAAAGTATCGGCAAATATGGGTGATGTTGCCGAAGGTGTATTTGCTGCTGCTATTGCAGTTAGATTTACGAATAGAAATAGCACTGTAACTAAAGCTGCGGTAAATACTTTAATACAAGGATTACCTACACCTACAACTAGAGGTAAGGGTAAAGTTGTAGAAAAAACATTTAAGGCAGACAACAAAGATATTGACTTAAAGGATGATGTCATTTTGAAGATTGCTCTAGCTGAATCTAATATGAATTTTCTTTTGGATTCTAGGTCCCAATCTGCACTATCAACTTATATTGATGCGGCAGTAAAATATGCCAATGACCAGAAAGTGCAAAGGTGGGCAAAGTTAGTTTATGAAAATGGTAGATACGATAAAATTGAAGTAACTGCTGATGGACTTGGTGGACAGACTACAACTAAGGTTGACGTTGATGTAAAAATCACTGATGATAAAAATGTCCTACAGGATGTCGATATTAAAGTATCTCTCAAAGCTGGTGATGTAAAACAGTTTGGTCAGCAAGGTGGTACTCTCTTTGAAAGAACTAATAATAAAGATGGGTATAAAGAATATTGGGATAGATTATTTGGTATAAGCATTGCATCTAAGAAAAGACAGTACACTCAAATGAAAGCAGTGAATCATGACACTTTTGGTGCTGTGAATATGATTTATGATT